TCTTTTTGCCACCAGCGGCACCACCTTTAGCCATTCTTCTTATTTTCTTGCCGCCAGCAGCACCGCCTTTAGCCATTTTTCTAACCTTACCACCAGCACGGTAGCCTTTTTTCTTCATAGCCATTTAAATCTCCTTATGACTGAGTTACCGCACCTTTTGTGCGTTTTCTACGGTTAGACATTATCACACCGCATCCCCTAGCAACAGCCGTTCCAGCCACTTTCTTGCCCTTGAAAGGACGTTTAGCTGGGCCTCCTTTTTCGAGGTTTCTGACTTTTGCTGTTTTTGTATTAGATACCACTGTCTTGCCTTTTGCTCCCGCTTTCTTTTTCTTTCGTGCTGTAGACGCTCTTTCAGCTTTTGAGAGGCTTCTAGCTTTTGAAGCTGGCAGGCAACGGTCTGGGTTTTTCTTATCCTTAGAAGTACCGCATTTTCCCTTAATGCTTCCATCAGTGCCAATACGAACCCAGTTTTGTTTTAGCCATTTTTTGAGCTCTCCCATTACTTGCCCTTCCTTTTGCCGCCCTTAGACTTTTTAGCATAATTAGGGTCTTTACAATACTTTGATGCCGCAAGATTTGCGTATGCGCTTGGGTATGTGTCAAAAGTACGTTTTGCCCAAGCTTTACCCTCTGGACATATTTTACTGCCCTTTGACTTTTTAGAAGCTGCCCCGCCCTTTCTAAAGTAAGTAAGGCCTTTTGGTGTTCCGCTACGTTTTTGCATTTTTTCTAGCCTTTCTTAAACTGTCTTTGCCTTTTTTAAATATACTTGCCACTTGCGTTTTGCCCATAACTTTGGCTCTTTGTTCACCAACTGTTAATATTTGTATCTTTCTAGCAAATGGCTTGTTTATTTTTTTAACCTTAGAAACTGTAGCCCTAGCATCAGCAGGGGTAGCAAACTTTATAGATACAGTATCTTTTGGGTTTTCATCGGTATAAAGCCTTCTCCCACTTCCCTTTGGTTTTTTACCAGTACCTACTTTAGGGTCTTTTCTTTTTGCCATTTAACACACTTTTTAAACTTTTTGCTTGTTTTGCATGAGTTTTGGAAGCTTTTTTCAAACCTTTAATAACTTTTTTAACTTTTGCTTTTTTGTTTTTATTCATTTCTTTCTCTTCTTCTTGCCAGCACAATATGCTTTTTGACTAAAACCTTTAGGACGTTTGCAGTTTATTTTAGCTTTTCGCTTCTTGCTCCACTTTTTCTTTTGTGGTGGCTTGGAAATCTGGCTTGCGAGTTGTCCACGCGATATCGGCATTTTTTTCTCCTAAACTATCGTTCCATAAATGCTCTAACATTTTATGATTCGCGGCAACTTTAACTGCTATAACAGCAGTTTCCGTTTTTAAATCAATAATAGATACAGTCATCCAGGCTAAGAGGCCTATGACCGCAGTCATAAGTACATTTAACATTTCCACCTCCGCCTAGCTTGACGTAAACGACTGTTAGGATTTTTAGCCGCTTTAGGAAACTTCTTCATTTGACCTGCGCTACGAGCGCAAAATGATTTACGCCGCTTTGCTGCCTTTGAACCTTTTTTAACTTTACCTGTAACGGCTGTTTTTAGTTTGGAGCCAGGGTTTTCACGCCTATACCGCGCAACACCAGCTTTAGTCATCCCCGCCCCACTTTTAGTGGAGCGGAAATACTTTTTTGTTTTAGGTGGTTGCTTGTCTCTTTTACGAGCCATAGTCAACTCCTTACGACAAGAATATTGTCAACTGATTGCTAGAGCCTGTAAACGCTGCAATGAAAGCACCGTTAGTAGCTATGATGCCATCGTCAGGAATATTTAAATGATGAAGTCCTGTGGGGAAAGTTTGTGTAATTAAAACTTCTCCAGTGGCACTTCCGTCTTTTATGGTAAAAGCACCTGCCGCATCTGCAAATATCACAATCTGACGTATTCTTGACCGTGCAGGGCCAACCACAGCAGCGGCAGCCCCTTGTGCATGGTTAAAGGCTTTTACTGGACCAGCCATTTAAGCCTCCTTATTCTACGCCATCATTTGACATTGCGTATGTTAAGATTCCTGTCCATGTGCCGCCAGTGGCCGCTGAAGAGCCTTTCATTGCGGTAACGGTTGTGTTGGCTGATAGACCACCAGCAATTGCTAAAGCGCCGTCTGCGCCCTTTATAGTGCCTTTGCCGTCACAATCTACTTCATTAAATAGACCGTCAGGGTCATTTGCACCGCCAGCAGGGGTTCCGCCAATATCAATTGTTGGGTTTGTGCCGCCTGTAGAGGCATTCATGGTCATCACTGAAATTGGAATTGCACCAGCGGGCAACACTAAATTTTCACCAGTTGAAGATGAAGTTCCAATCTTTACGTTAGCCGCTGCGTTTGCAGTTGGGTCACATGAGATTTGTACTGATTGTGTCATTACGCCGGGTGTGACAACGCCTTTGCCACCACCAGCATAGGAGCGCACTACTCCTTGGAAGGTTGTATTAGCCATTATTATCTCCTGTCTTGGCTAGTGTCAGCCGCACCATGCGACTGTCAGGGATAAATTATTGTACTACAAAAAAAGCCAACTTGAAAGCTATGACTATTTTTTATACAGCGCTTGCAAGTTGAGTCATATCGCCAAGCAACGCCCCACTAACACTTGTATTAAAGGCTAAACTAACTCTTGGGAGCTTTCTATCATCCACCAGCTCCACTGAGTGAAAACAATTTGACGGAAATAAAATTATATCATTTTTTTCAACTTTAACCCTTTGACACATAAAATCACTTAACTTAGACGTTGAATCCGAGTTTTCATTTTCGCTGAACGCAAGTCCTGGGAACACAGGCTTGCCCTCAAAACATATTGCATCATTATCATTTGTGCACAAATATATAACGCCAGAAAGAACGCTGTTTGGGTGCCAATGAGGGGGGTGCGTTTGCCCAGATTCGTTTAGATTTAACCAAGACTGAGTAATGAATATTTCAGCATGTCTCTCGTCAACTGCCAATATATCATAAAAAAACTTTCGCACATGACTTAGGCATTCATAATGAAATCTGTTTAATTCCTTATGATTTAATACACGGTCATTTTCTGACCTTTTGTTAATAATGCTTCGCTGGTCTGGATGGCCGTTTTGAATTTGCCTTTTCATATCTTTGTCAAGAATGAAAAGTTCTTCATCACTTAATTCTTTTATTTTCCCTCGATACAAGGGCTTTGACAATAAAGGTTCAATCACATCAAAGTTTCCTTAAATTCTTATTCTTAATGCTTCTGGAACAGGGAATCTAGGAGCACTAATATCATGAAAAAATGAGATTAATGTGAGCCGCTCTCCACCGCTTGGGTTAAAATGTGCTTGGTGAAAAGAAGAGCTATTGAACATGCTAAGGCTATTAAATATGGAGTTAAATCTAGTTACCTCTTTAAAAGTATTGTTGTATTTATCAGAAGCTTCTCTCGTTTTATTTATGTCAGTGTTTTCTGGGTCATTTATACCTTTAATCTTAGCGTCAGTTGCGTCTTTGGTGTTTGTGGACTGCTGCGGCAAGAAAAAACCAGTTTCGTCTGTAGGCACGACAACAGATGTTCCAGACTCCTCTTCATCAGGTGTTAAATAGATTATTGTAGTCAATATTCCGTGGTCTGTATGAACAAAAGCTGCGTTTTCTCCTTGCGGAATAAGCTGAAATTGCATCTCGCATCTATACGAAATAGATTCCATTTCTTGTCTACTGTAAAAATAAGATAGCTGTTTTCCACATATATATTGGAAAAGCTCATAATTTATTTGGTCTATAGGGCGTGACCGCACACCAGGATAATTTTGGTTATCCTCTTTTTTAAAAGACAATGATTTTGCTAAATTAATTATTCGGTAAGGATTTTCAAAAAAGTTTTCTACATGAACACTAGGAAAATACATGAAGCCCTCCAGCTAAGAAAAAAGGGCAGCTTTCGCCGCCCTTTTATAAAAATTATTTGCTTATGCGCCGGGTGAACCGAACACAGCGCGTGGGTCGCTAAAGCCAAAGCTATAACGCTCACGAGCCTTAAAGCGCATGTTACCTGAATCAAAATCAGCTTCCATGCCTGTAGACATTGGAGTGCGCTCAAAGTGCTTAAAGCCATTTGGCGCATCTGTCTTGATGAAGAACGCATCTGGGTCTGTCAGGAAGTGGTTAACAGTGTAACCCTCTGGCAACATACCCATGTTGCGAATGGCGTTCACATCATTGTCGGCTGTGCCTACACGCAATGTAGACTCAAGCAGACGGTCAGCAACAAACTGAAGCTGTGGTGGAACAATCAGCTTAGTACCGCGTAGGGCAATAATCATGTTCCGCTCATCAACGAAAGTTGAGATGTCAATTAAGGCATTCTCAAGTGATGTTTCGTTAAGGTCAGCAGCAGTTGAAGGCTCGTTGCGGAATGTACCGCCACCAGCAAGTGGGTGGTCAGTAGCGCAAAGCTCCTTACCGTCACCGCCAGTGAAGTTGCTGTCAAACGCATTGTTTAATGTTGCAGCAGCTTTAACTTGCTTTGTGTGTGCCATTGAACGCGCCAATGCACGGGTGTAACGTGCACCAAGGCGGTCGTACAAGTTATCTTCCATTGCTTCTTCAGTCAGCGCGAATGCCAATGAGATTGTCTCATGGGTATAACGTGCTGTGTATGCTTCTGAAGCATTGTCGAAAGATACGCCTGCACCTTCAGCTTTGGTCTGGGCGTTTCCAAAACCTACGAGCATTACCTCTTCTTCAAACGCACGGTCTGATGATTCAGTATCGTAAATTTCAGCGTGTTCCGCATCGTAGCGGTCGTATTCCATGCCGAACAGGGCGTTCAGGCCTGGCTCTAGTTCTTTAACTAGCTGTGCTCTTGAAATAGCCATTATCTAGTCTCCTTATGCCAAGCCTGCTGTGCCAGCAGACAGCAAGTGATTGTTAAGAATGACCATGACATTTGTATTGGCTGAAGCCACATCACTGTTCTCTGGGTCTTGCGAAATGTCAATCGCTTTCAGAGGCAATGTTGTAGTTGTAGCACCAGTTGTAACATCAAGTTCAGTGCGAGACTGACCTGAAGCTGTATCACCAGCAGTAGTCACAACAATGTCAAAGTTACCAAAAAGGTCTGCGACAGGGAATGTGTCATCAGCCTGAATCTCGTACACCACATCAGGTGCGTCAATTACAAATGCTTCAATGTCAGAAGCTGCAATTGAGCCAGGGTAGTGATTTGAGAAAGTTTCTTTTTTGGAAGTAGGGTCAGTGTAACGGCATCCGTTGAACACACCAAGACACGCATCAGTTTCGCCTGCAACCTTAACACCAATTGTACCAGCAGTCAGAGCTTCAACAATGTCGCCCTGAAAGATTGGTGTTGTCGCGCCAGAGGCAATGCGATAACGGTTTTGTTGGTTCATGAAAGCAGAGCCGTTCATCATCCGCGCAGGGCGCAGACCAAAAGGGGCATCTTTATTTGCCATCTTGAACTCTCCTTATGAGATTAGTTTTGGCCCTTAGAGCCAAAAGTTACTTTGCTTGAACGCTGCGGAGCGAGCTTAGGCATGGCCGCATTTGACTCACGCATCCAATCTCTATCTACAGCTTCCATTTGATTATCTGTAACGCTGCGGTAATGCGCGTCACGCTGTTCCACAATCTCTTCAGGTATTCTGGCAAGAACCAAACCACCTACGCCGATTACGCCAGCGTTTTTACCTTCGTCAATGACAGGTGCATCGAAATCAGGGTAATCTTCCGCCCGTACAAGCTCCCAACCTTCACGGCGGCGCTTATGGACGTTGTTTTTGTCGTCATATTCCATGACAGACTCACGAATCCAGCGGTGTTTGTAACCGACAGGGGCTTCAGGAGCTTCAAGTGTTGATGGTGGACGCCACGCCTCTACTCTCGCTGTTTTTTCACGGGTTTGCGAATCCCGGCTTGCGCGGTCAACCATTATGCACTCCTTGAATCTAATTTTGCGACTTCTTTTGCATACCGCTCAAGAGGAATATTCATCTTCTTGGCGAAAGCCACCTGACCTGGTGTTAATTCCACCGTCTTTTTCCGCCCTGATTTCACAGACCGTCCAGCGGACGCAGGCGCAACAGTTTGGGCGTTCTGCCGTTGCTCCTGAAACTTGTGAGGAAATTCTTTACGCATACGCTTATCAATTTCCGCATAATACTCATCACTTGTTGGGTCATAGTCCTCAACACCAACAAGCTGTTCATGGATTGCTCTAACCCCACCTGTCATTACAGCATCCTTATTAAACCAACCTTCATTTCTAGCCATCCAAGCACGAAGTTTCGGGTCTAAATCTTCTTCACGCGGGATTGCTTGTCTTTGCGGAACTTGTTGTTGCTGTGATGCTTGTTGCTGTGGCTCAACATTAACCTCTTGTTCAGCCCTTTGCTTTTGAATGCGAACTCTTTCTTGTTCAATTGCCAAGCGCTGCAACAGAGACATAGCCTCTGTTTCTTTGTCTATGTCACCAATGTCACGCGCTTCTCGTATAAGCTTTTTAGCTTGTTCCATCTGAGACTCAACGCGAGCACCATATTCATTTGTGTAGCCTTGGTCTAATTGTTGTAAACGAGCTTTCATTTGCTCATTTTGTTGTTGAACCTGTTGAGCGTATTGATACGCAGCCTCAGCCTCCTCCATCGCCTGCTTTCGCTTGGCGGTTAATTGATTTATACGCTTTTGAACATTTCCACTATAATTCTCAAGCTCGTCATCAGTTGCACCCTCAGACTCTTTTTCTTCAGAGGAGTCGAACATTTGTTCGGGTTGTTCTTGATTTTTTTCAGAAACTTGTTCGGAAACTTGTTCGGCTTCTTCTAAATCAATCGTAAGATTGTCTTCAGCTTCTTGCATTTGCTCTGTGCTTTGTATGCTCATACTACACCTCCAGTATTTTTATACATACGAGATATCTGCTGGGTCAAGTATAGTGGCGATAATATTATCGTCATTTATGAGACGAACCTCAAGGCCGTCCACTTTGAACCTATTTCCAGCATAACGTCCCATAAGAACCCACGATTTCTCACCAGCCCAAGCTCCTGAAGGAAACTTGTCGGAGTCTTTGTATGCGTCAGGCCCAACCTTAACGACATACGCTGCAACAGTGGCAAAGGCCTCTCTATCACGAGTAGCATCGGGAATATAAATTCCAGCTTTTGTTTTAGCTGGTGGGTAATAAGGGATAACAAGAAGGCGATAACCAACTGGGTTCGGCAATCTGTCTAATGCAGAAGCGTCCATTTCAGACGGATTCTCTGTATTCTTGTTTTCTTCTTCTTGAGGCAGGGCGTTTTTAATGCCCTTTGGTAATTCTGTTTGAGGTGCGTCAGACTTCATGTTTGCTGCAACTCTATCTGGAACAAATAATTTTTTAGCCATCTTCAACAATGCCCTTCATCGCGGACCTAATTTCATCTTCGCAGTAAGTCAGGCCGCGTATTTGACCTACCACAAATCGGTAGTTTTCCATATCTTCTACCGCACCATTCGCCAGCATTGTCGTGTAATCTTCTTTTTGCTGACGTATGTTCTTTAATAAATGCTCTGTTAAAGCAATAACGTCCATTACTTTTTCCTAAACTTATCTAAACCTTTAATTCCTAATGCGGCAGATATCGTGAGAAAAACTAAATATGTGTACCATTCTGGAAGCTCATTCAAACGGTCAAAGCCGTTTTTAACAATCTGTTCCATTCCTGGAATGAAAACTAAAATTAGAGGGATTAGTATAATCACCGTGACTATTTCATCCTTGATGGACGATTTTGTAGACTCAGCCATAATCAGCTCCCACTTACTGTCGTGGGTAGCTGCGGTTTTCATTATCTCAGCCTTCGCCTCTGCCTCAGTTTGTGCAAGAGTTGCTTTCGCCTTTTGCTTGGAAACTTGACCCTCAACAAATGAGCCTGCCAGTGATGCAATAGGTCCAATAAGTGCTTGAAACATTTTTTAGCCTCCATTTACCTTAAAATTTAATTAAACATTCCCTTTAACCAAGCAACCCAAGCAACCAAACCTGCAACCATAGATGCTATTAACAATATTACTGCCCCTATTCCAATAGCATCTAATACCTCAGCTCTTCTACGCCTTGCAAGCTCTTCTCTTACTCTTCTCTCTTTTCTAGCATCTGCTTGAAACTTTTGCCAATCATGCCAAAGCCCAGGCCTGCCTGTGAAAATCATTATCTGCTTCAACTGCTGTTCTTTTTGACGAATACTCTCTAAAGCCATGAACTCTTCTAAATCAGAGGAGCGAACACCAGATTTTTTCTTTCTGTTACCTTTTCGCTGAAGCTCTTCCTTAGCTATTACAAAATCAGAAATAGCGCGTCCAGCTTTAGCTATATCGCCTGTATTTTGGACAGCCTTCTTAATAATACTAAAGGCGGCATTTGCTGCGGCGAGTTCGGCTAACAATTTACTACTCCACTATTTTCAACACATACGGCTTGCCGTCTATACCCTCCTTCAGTTCTACAGTCCTTTTCTCACAGGCATATCTTTTGTTCTGGCTGTCTTTCCAACCAGTTCTTTCGATTTGCCTCTTAGCCCTTAGACATGTCGATATATTATCATAGTCTACATGCTCCATGATAGACCCTGACATGTACAATATCAGTATTATAGAAGTTTCAATGATTCCCATTACGCATCTTCTCGAGTCGGGCTTCTATGGCACTAATGCGCTTCTCATAGAACTCCAGTGTTAACTTCTGTTGTTGGTCATGTGGTAAGCGACCTTCATCCGCCTGCACAGATAATTCATCTAACTGTTGGGCAAGATGCTCTATTAGCATGAATTGCTCAGAATCTGCGGGGAGACTTCCCATCTCTCCCCTCGGCCACTTTATTCTGAACTCTGTGTTATGTTCCAAATCAGCCTTCATCATCGTGATGTTGGTTTCGATTTGGTTTAACCTTTCAATAATTCCAAAATACGCCCAAGTCGCTAAAGACGCAGCGGCGACCATAGAGATGATGTTGCGTAGCGGAAGTGCTACCTCTGTGTTCTCGTTCAGCTTTGCTGGCATTTATTTCTCGGAGTTAAGCCAGACTGCCAGACTGCCTGTCATGGCACCCGTGACAACTGAAATTAGCGAAGCCTGCTGAGTTGTTAAATCCGGCTGTGAAAGTGCCCACTCAATACAACGTATGTAAACACCTGTCATACAAAGCATCATAAATCTAGGCAGTATTTTAAGCTCTAATAGCTTTCTAGCGACTTCCTCTGCACTCATTAGAAAATACCTTTAAATCTTTGCGGCCTTGCTATTCGAGAAAACTTTTTTACCACTCCCCCGTTTTTTGCTTGCATTACTTTTGGCTTTCGGGGCTTTTGGTTTTTCTTTGACTTCCCCGCTGTCGATAACGCTATTGCTATCGCTTGACTCTGCGGATATCCCTCCGACCTCAGTTTTGATATGTTGGATGATATCGTCTTTTGGCTTTTGCCTTTCGATAATGGCATTTCTGCGCTCCACTTTTTTAGCTTTTTCTATTTCGGCTACTTTTCTATTTATTGAACTTGCTGACATTTTATCTACCCTTCGTCATATTATTAAGCGCGGCAATATCTCTTTGAGTTTGAATACGCTCCTCTGCCACTCTGGTTTTCTCATCCAGAGCCTCCTTTTGAATGTTTATCCGAGCACTTTCGGCCATCTGGTCATTCAATTCTTTCTCGCGGTTAAGCTGTGCTCTATCATCAGCTTCCTTAGCCTTGCGCTGAATATCAGCCTCACGCAGAGCCAACTCTTGCTGGCGTATGGCAACAAGTGGGTCTGGTTGCTGTGGAGGCGTTACAGCCTGTGCATACTGTTCTGTTAGCTCACCAATCAACTCAGCGGCGCGAGACGCAACTTCTGTCTGGAAAGCCATCATGCCCTCCTCAGAAGATTGAAGCTGCATTTGTTCTTCAGGAGACAATTGATTTATAATTTCTTCTTGCGCCATAGCCTCAGCCATAAATCCAAGATGCTCTTGAACATGGCCCTGCAAAGTCATGACTATCGCCGCGTTAGCTTGTGCCACAGGCGTTGCAATGATTGCGAGGTGTGCTTCGATATGCGCCTGATGGTTCTGCTCTGCGAAAGCTTGTAAAGGCTTTCCTCGCATCGCTTCTTGGTTTTCCTTAGCCGGATTTGTAGGTTGAGGCATAGGTGGTGGAGGGAGTATGGCATCAACATTTGTAACTCCTAATGCTTCGTACATCTTTCTATATGCCTGATACAAACCTTGCTCGTTACCGTGAATTTGTGGGTTAGATTGAACCAACTGTAATTCTGTCTGTGCAAGGGCAATCCGCTGCGACATAGAAAAAATGTTCGGGTCTGAAACGGGCAGAACATCAATGCGGTCATCAAAGTCTGTCGTTTTTATTTCTGGTGGGGCTCCGGGTATTGCGTATGGGTACATCGGAGCCATGAATTTAGCGAATACATTCGCCAAAAGCTTAAATTCAACTTTTTGTGAATAGTGCAAGCGCTTGTGAATCGCAGACATGACTTTTGTGCCACGTTCCATAATCGCCATAGTTGTTCCTACAGGCGTGTCTCCGCCCATTTCAGCCACCTTCATGTCGGCTAAAGAGGCAAACCTACGCCCAGAGTCAACAAGTGTCCCTAAAAGCGAATATAGCGTCTGTGAAGGCTCTTTAAACGGCAATGTCATTAAGGATTGGCGGATGTCCATACCCGCAACGTCAATATCACGAAACTCACCTGGATTTAGTGGTTCGTCTTCATCACGGATACGAGCGCCACGAGCCTTGAACCCCGCAGGGAGGTTGGACAGGGTGCCAGCATCAATAAGCTGTCTTAACAGGCTAGTTGCTGCTTGAGACAGTCCGCCAATCATGTGTGTCAGGCCAAAACCGTAAAAACCCAAACCGGGCAGGAACTTATAATGCACAAAATAAGGTTTTGCGCGGCGGAGCGGGTCTGTTTGCTCATAATTACGGCGAATAGACAAGACCTTGTTGTTCTTTTCAATGATTGTCACAATATATGGTAGCTTCAGGCCTGTTTCTTCACCCATCTGGTCCATATCTTCAAATCCAGTCAGGTCAAGCTCTGTATGTACTTCATATAAAGTGATTTCTTCATTATTTCCTGATGGAGAAATGCCCTGAACATCATCTATTGTCTCTTGAACCTCTGAATAATCATCCTCAGAGTAGCCATCACCTGGTAAATCAACATCCGCATAGAAACCGTTCAATTGAAGTTTGCGAATTTCGTTCTTATCCATCTTAACAATATGCGTAATTCTCGTTGCAGACGCTAAATCAGTGGCGCTGTACGGCACAACCAAGTCTTCAGCGTGAACAAATTTAGAAACAGCTCTTTGCAGCAGAGGGTCGAAGTAAATTTTCTTAAAAGTGCTACCTATTATGGGTAAATAGAAAAGCATTTGGTCTAACTCAGGGTCATACTCTTCCATTTCGTAGGTAATTTGGTAATTCATATAGTTTTTAACGCGGTCAGCCTGCGCCAAGACTTCTTTGTTTTCATCACCAATTATTTGTGTGCGAACAGGCCCACCAGCGGGGAGGAGTTCGCGGTAGGCCTGTGCTTGAAACTGTGTAACAGACTCAGCAAGCAAAGGATGAACAACACCAGAAGCGCCCTCAAATGGCTGTGAGCGCTCTTCATACTTCATGCCAAGCAAATCAATGCCACGCTTATATGTATCTTCCCAATCCTGCCGCGAGGACATGTCATCATCAATATCGCCAACCAAGTCAGAAGCAATCGTCATGGCATCGGCTTCATCCATATAATTCACAAGATTATCACCAAAGGGAATCTCGACAGGGGCTTCTGCCATCATCATTTCTTCGGTAATGTCGCCCATAATCACAGAACCATCGTCCATAGTCACTTGACCGGGCTTTGCAATCATTTCAACAATGTCAATCTGTTCTTCAGGGTTCATAGGGATGACATTATCACCGCCAGAGCCGATATCTTTTTCAATAGCCATTTTTTACCCCTTTAAAAGTGCTGGAACGGACAACGCGGCGCAGTGAGTGGAGGGTGCTCTTGCGCCAAATCTGAGCTGAAGGGCTTGCCCAGACAAACAATTGCCCGCTCCAACCTCACATAACATCCCGCTGGTTCCCAAAATCAGAAGGATAGTCATCTAAATCACCATCTGTTGTAGGTGGCCCCACAGACCATAAATCACAGACGTTTTCCATTGACGCTACAAAATATAACTCATCACAATAGCCACTACCCTCTTTTAGCCCCAAACCCTCTGATATGCAATTAAGCAGCGCAGAGCGCAAATTAAAGTTGGCGCATGTCCCACAGCGCATCTCTTTTTCCGTCTTCTCAGCAGAGGAAACACCATAATGCCTTTCGTCTACTGCCACTTGTCTGTTTTTGTCATTTAAATCGGCATCTTGTGTGGAAACAGGGCAAACAAAGTTATCATCATCCCCATCACCAAAACTAGGAATCATGTCCTCAATGCTATTCATGTCGATTTCAATGCGAATGACAGACACTAGAGCACTCCCTTAAATTTACCGCCACGTCCCTTTGTTACGGCCCCACCGCTCTCGTATTTTTTAAACGGAGGAAGCTCTCCTTGAATGGCCCTTATAAAATCAGCTATTTTACCCTGCTTTTTAAACACTCTAGGGGGTTTCTTTTGAAAACCTTTAGCTATTTCTTTTCTTG